ATCAACAACAACACGACCCCCATCAAATGGGTTAGGGTATATGCAGGAGAAGCAGCTGTGACAGCTCAGGAACTGTCCCACCTCGTATAGACTTCGCCTCATCATCCCCTATAATAAGGACATGACAAACAAACTCACCAAATCTACAGACGGCATGTTCTTACACAATGAGAACCCCTCCCCTCTCATGCAGAAGGTCATGGACAACATCCGCCAACAGATGGCAGCAGAGCAGACACACCGTGAAAGGGTAAGAGCAGGACTAGAACCTGCCAACGGTGGACAGATCACATACTGGAACATCAGCGACAGACACTGACCTGATCACCCTCTATAATTAAGACATCAATCACACATCACACATGACCACAGCAACCGACACCACGTACAACGGATGGGCGACATACGAGACATGGAACGTCGCCCTATGGATAGGCAACGACGAGACGATCTACCGTCACGCTCGCATCAACCGCAACCTAGGATACAGAGCATGGGCGAAGCGATTCATCGATGAGTTCGGTGAGTACATCACAGGCGACGGCGTGGCATGGTTGCACGACGACATCGACACAGACGAGATGGACGAGATGCTGGCAGAGCTCTAGGGCACATGCCCCTAGGCAGGGCACGGGTTGCGTTCAATCGCATTTAAGTCGAACCTCCGTAAGACCTAGGGCATGTGTGATAACAGACAGGGGGGCAGTGATGCGCCCCCTTTTTTATGCCCTTATATGCGCCAAGCGGTTTCCAAAATCCATGGGTCCCTCCTAACCTACAAAAGTATCCAGACGAGCGATAAATATACTTGAAAGGTCGTTTTAAAAAAATTCCCCCAGAAAAAAATGCCCCAAAAAGTCGATTATAGTGATTACGATAAAATTCTAGAGAACTTTGACAAGTTCTGCGACGAGTTTGAATCGAGAGCATCCAATTCATTCATGAGAGGTGATAACAATGAAGGACGAGTTAATGGAGAGGTTGAACGAATTGGAGAGGACGTGCCTGTGGCAGTCCGAGAGGTTAAACAGCTTGGAGCAGAGGATATCTCAGCTCGAGAGTCCGTCGTTGATGTACAAGCGACCAACGGGTGAGGATTACGAGACTGTGGGACAGACCCTCGATTATCTTCACAATAATGTCGAAGGTATCAAGCAAGATTTACTAAACGTTGCGAGAGCAGTATAATGCCATTTATAGCAGGACCAGAGACGGTTGACACACCGAGTACAGATGGAAACTGTACATATCCTGCAGCGCCCCTAGGAGGGACTCCATACCCAACGAAAGTTGTTGCGAAGGGCGTTCCCTTAGTAATCTATGATAACCTCTCTATACCTGCTCCTGTGGCAGGTGTAAAGATCAACCCATTAATTCCAGCACCATGCCAACCAGGACAGAGGGTTATACGACCAACTGTAAACACGACTGTGTTTATTAATGGCAGGTTACCTGCGGTGACTGGGGATGAAGCTCAGTTAGTGATAGGAGGATCACCTAGGCCCTTGACAGGACCGTTCCAACATCCTACAATAGTAATTGGTTCAAATCTTATAACGTAAGTATGGCGAAGATCAAAGCATCATTAAGTGGGCAATCATTTGTGGAGGCGATTCCGAAGAGGAGTCGTCAAGGCACTGGAAAGCACACGAAGTATTCAGCAACATCTAGGAACAAAGCAAAGAAGAGGTATCGCGGTCAAGGCAAGTAATGTCTGAGTACATCGAACCAATGTTTGCAGTCCCAATCTTTCATCTTTATACGAAGGATTGGGATAGTAAGAAAGAAGCTTTGCTTGATTTATCGAGAGCACAGGAATTCAAGAAAGATGTAGGTGAGTATGTTCCAAGTGACTTCAGAACACCTAAGGTAAAATGGGAAGTCATTGAACCTTTAATCAGAGATGAATTACAGAAGTTCAAAGATCAAGTCAAGATTGATTTGCAGGTTGATGCATATTGGTTTGAGAAAGGTGGTAAAGGTGATCAGCATTTATTGCATAATCACGGAGCTACAGGATTTAGTGCGGTAATGTATATCGAATACGATCCAGAGGAGCATACACCGACTCAGTTTGTATGTCCTTTCAATAATGTGATAGGATGGGTAGATATATACTCACCCAGAGATATACAAAGTGGTTCGGTAATATTCTTCCCATCCTTTGTACATCACTACACATTACCTTGTAAGAGTGACAAAGAACGTCTGGTACTTTCTTGGAATATGAAATGAATTTAATTTGTAATTTACCTGCGGAAAAGGTATGGGTACGTAAGGAATATCTACGCGATCATCAGGATGGTCACGGAGAATTTGTAGAAGGTGTCTGGGTATCTGCGAAAAGCATACCAGGACGCGCATTTTATTTTGAGACGTATCTACCTGCGTATGGTGCAATGTATGATAAACTTCCTATAAGTGCATTTCTCCGAGCGCCGAAAACACCGACGCCCGATATGTCTCTAGAGAACCTACAATTCTGGAATTGTATGGACTATGGGGTCATGTGTATTAACAAGGGTTTTGTTAGCTCTATGGATACAGAGATCTACACTCGTGACCATGGTTTGATGAATGGTCAGTATTTGTTTACATTAGACAACTATCATGCAAATCCTGATGTGATAGATAATAATGTGAGCGAAGTACCTCAAGAACACAAATCGCATAATTGTATTGCATTAGAGAATGGTCAGTATGCATTGTATCCTAATAACAGGACACGATTCTATGACCTCTCTATCACGCCTGAGCACCCGACATTCCCTGACTTTAAGGTTTCTACTATAGAATATCAAGTCGAGTCAGGAACAGACTGGGGACGCTTAGGTGACACTGACGAATATTTTTGGGAAACAAATAATGAACGAAAACAACGTAAGGAGGCCACAGAAAATGGGCAACAGTAGAGTTGACAAATCAGAAGACTTCACGAAGTCTGGTATGACACTTATTACTGAAGTTGAAAGTGATCGCTATATGCGTAAATCAGGAAAGAGGAAAGAAGTCCAAGAGGGTGAAATTTTTGACAATGATCTTGAATGGGCGGATGGATTTGTCGGTAAGTGATAAATAGAAACAGCCTTGCTGTGTCTAAATGCCCACCTTTCAGACATTTAAAGATCTGAGTATTACTTTTAAGAAGCATCCTGTGTCCAATGACTTGGTAACAGTGAAAGATAATGCAGCTATTGCACAGTCGATAGCTGTATTGCTTCAAACAAGTAAGGGTGAGAGACTATTTCAACCTGAATTGGGTTCAGATTTAAGAGAGATGCTGTTTGAACCATTAGATTTTGGTACAGCTGCACTTATTAAATCTAAGATTAATGACTGTATTGATCGTTATGAACCTAGAGTGACTATCAAAGACATTATTTGTTATCCAGATTTGGATAGCGATGGTTATAGTGTTGAATTATATTACACTATTATAGGAAATGACAGACCAGTAGCGGCAACATTCTTCTTAGCACGTACACGATAATGCCTTATACACAGGTTGCTAACTTAGACTTTGAGGAAATCAAAGTAACCCTGAAAGAATATTTGCAGGGTCAGACAGAATTTACTGATTATGATTTTGAAGGTAGTGCATTAGCAAACCTGATTGATGTCTTAGCTTATAACACCTACTATACGGCGTTTAACACTAATATGGTAGTCAATGAACTATTCATTGATTCTGCCACCTTGAGGGACAATGTAGTAGCGATTGCGAAGCAACTAGGGTACAGACCCAAGAGTGCTACCTCTCCTACTGCATATGTCTCTTTTAATGTAAATTATGGAACATCAACAACTGACACTGAACTGATTCTTAAGAAAGGAACAGGATTTATTTCAACCTATGACAACAACATCTATCAGTATGTTACACTTGACGATGTAAAAGCACAAGTTGCTAACAATGTAGCTACGTTTACTAATATTGAGATCGTAGAAGGATCACAAGTAGTTGATAATTTTACTTTTAACACGGCAGCAAATTCTCAAAGATTTGTTCTTGACAATAAAAACATTGATACCAACACAATTAGAGTAAGGGTATTCCCGAGTGGAGGAAGTTTTAACGAACCATACCTTGTAGCAGATAATATTCTAGGTGTTGATGGTACTTCAAAAGTATTCTTCCTTGATGAGATCGAAGATGGAAGATATGAGCTTTTAATGGGTGATGGTGTACTGGGTAGGAAACCAGAAGATCAATCTAGAATTGAAGTATCTTACATCACCACATCTGCTTCTGAAAGTAATGGCGTAAGTACATTTGTCTTCAATGGTGTACTAGAGAACCCTAACGGTGTGTCTCCCAACTCGTTTACTACTAACATTACTTCTAGCATTGCCTCTGCAGGCGGTGAAGAGATTGAAAGCACCCAGAAGATCAAATATACCGCTCCTAAGTCATACGGCACACAAGACCGTGCAGTGACCTCTCAGGACTATGAGGCAATTGTACGTAAAGTGTATCCTGCTACGAGTGATATCATTATTTTTGGTGGAGAAGACCAAGTTCCACCTGAGTACGGTAAAGTTTTCATTGCATTGAAACCAACTGATCAAAGTTATCTTACTTCATTAACAAAACAGAAAATTATTGCAGATCTAAAGCAGTATGTTGTAGCTTCTGTTGAACCTAGAATAATTGATCCTTCTATTCTATATGTTGAGATGAATAGTAAGATCTATTATAATGGATCTGCTACTGATCAAACAACATCACAGATTAGAGACAAAGTGATTGGTAATGTACAGTCTTATCTTGATACTAGTGATACTGAAAAGTTCAATGGTAAGTTTAGATACAGTAAGATGGTAGGTGTTATTGATGATTCTGATAATACTATCAATTCCAATTTAACAGATATTACAATGAGAAAGGATTTTTATCCTTCTCTCAATTCCACCTTCTATTACGAAGTGTGTTTTCAAAATTCTTTTGATAAGGACTGTGATGAACCAGTCCTGTCATCCACTGGGTTTAGGGTTACTGAGTATCCTACTATGGATGTATATGTAGAGGATAGGGATAGCAAAATCATCCTATATACTCTAGATAGCGTAACTGGTGAAAAGGTTGTCCTCGACAAGGAAGTTGGCGATATTGATTATGTAGAAGGTGAACTTAAAATGTACAACTTAACTATCATTAAAGGTAGTTTCTTTGATAATCGTATTTCCGTTAGAGTCAAACCCCTTTCTAATGATATCAAGGCACTCCGTGAGGTTTATCTTGACGTTGACGTTGCAAATTCCTCGTTCACTGCATACAAAGAGTAAAGTAAATGCCTGCTGTAAAGACTAAGAGAATTTCTACTCTCATTGAGACGCAGCTTCCTTCTTTTATTACAGATGAATATGAACTTTTTAGTAAGTTCGTTCAGAAGTATTATGAAGAACAGGAGGTGCAAGGTGGCACACTGGATATAATTAATAATATCCAAAAATATGCAGACATTGATTATTATGAACAAAATATTCTTAGACAGTTTAATATCTTGGACACTACTATTTCTAGTAGTGCTGATACAATTGTATTGGAAAATGCAACGAGTTTTCCAAAAAGAAACGGATTCGTAAAAATTGATGACGAGATCATCTTCTATGGTTCTAGAACAGACACTGAGTTAAGAGAGTGTTCTAGAGGCGTAAGTGGCAATACATCGCTTGGTGACTTATATGAGTCTAGCACGTTCACCACTACGGTTGCTGCATCTCATAATGCTGGACAAAAGGTTCATAACATTAGTAACCTTTTCTTATATGCATTAGTCAAAAACTTCGAGAGTCAGTATCTAGGTTCTTTCCCCCAAAAGTATCTTAGGGGTGAAGTAGATAAGAGAACTCTGATTAAAAACATTCAGAAGTTTTACAAAGCTAAAGGAACTACAAGTTCCATCAAGTTTATTTTCAATACTGTTATTGCTAAAACAGCAGATAACAAACCAGAAGTATATAAACCAAGAGATTTTACATACAAATCGTCCGAAGCAGATTGGATCAACGTTTATGCACTTAAGTGTAAGGTTGTATCTGGAGACGTAAAGAATCTGATCGGTAAAAAGATTGTACAGACTTCTACTGAAGAATATGGTTATGCTGATTCAACAGTAGATAATGTGTATGCTGATGGTACATCAGATGATGAAGTAATTTATAATATTGTATTAGCACCTGAGACAGTCAATGGTGCATTTGAAGTATCTACTAAAACTAAGCTTGAAAAAACCCTGTCAGGGACTGCGAGTTCGGGGGATAGAATTGATGTATTCTCTACTATCGGTTGGGGTAAGACAGGATCAGTATTAATTGGTGAAGAGACGATTACTTTCGATAATAAGAACGTAACACAGTTTACAATTGACGAAAGGACGGCACAGACTGCTGTTCAACATGCAGTAGGATCTTCAGTGTACAAACCAGTAACCATTAGTGGTTCTGGCGTTGTTTTACTGACCTTAGGTGTTGTATACAACTTACAACCATCTGATGCACAACCATATTCTGCTATTGGGGACAAGATTCAAATCTCAAATCCAGGATTTGAAACTTCCGACTCTAAGATTGTTCAGACTGGTACTAATCAAACTAGATGGGTGTTAAGTTCAGGTGCTGCAGTCGATGTGCCTACGCTTCCATCAGTTGCATCTTCCTTAGATCAAGTTTCTACTAATGTATCAGCGATCTTTGAAGACGAACAGTATTATTATATCACAAGTTCTAGCTATCCTTCACATAAGATCTTAGATGGGTCTACTGTTAATGAAACTACACTAGATCAGAAACTGCTTCGTATCATTAGAAAGCAAGCAACTAGAACTACAGAAACATACAAAACACCCAAAAGAGATATTGGTATTGCTTTAAATGGCGTACCTTTCTATGGACATAAAGATCCAGAAAGTATTAGGTTTGGTAAACTAGAAGAAATTAAGATTGATACTAGAGGCACTGGATACTCAACACCTCCATTTGTTCTTATTGATCAAGTTCCAAGCAAAGCTAGGGCAGTTCTTGCTGGTCAGGTTGTAGAAAGTATCATTGTTGATACTGATGACATTTTTCCAAGAACTCCTGATATCACTATCACTTCTGGTCGTAATGCAGATGTAAGTGCTGTTGTAACAGGTGGCAAGGTTACTAGTCTTGTTATCAATAATGCTGGAGAATTCTATTCATCTGCTCCTTTAATTAGAATTAGAGATGCAGCAGGTCGTGGTAGATTTGCAGAATATATTTCTATTGTTAATACAGATGGTATAATTACAGGATTTGATAAAATTGCAGAAGGTAACTTCTATAATCAAGCTACTGTTATTGTTGATGTCATTCCAGTTGGTAATGGTGCATCTGGTATTCCTCTTCTTAAAGAATGGAACTTTAATAGATTTAAAAAATTAGAAAATGAATTAGATACTGAATACGGTTATATCTTTGCAAACTATAATAATGTATTAGAATACGGTTATGGATATAATGCCAATCCTAAAGCTTTACGTGTTTCTCTCAGCGACAACATCAATAGTGCAGGAACTGAACCCGCTACAAAAACTCACTCTCCTATTATTGGATTCGCTTACGACGGTAATCCAATATACGGTCCATTTGGTCATCAGGATCCCCTAGATGCTACATCATCAATTGTGAGAATGACTTCTGGTTACAGTATTAATGGAAATCGTTCTAATGGTCCATCATTAACAAATTATCCTCTGGGAACGTTTGTTAATGATTACACATACACTCACAAGAGTGGAACACTAGATCAAAACAATGGAAGATTTACAGTTACCCCCGACTTTCCGAAAGGAACTTATGCTTATTTCATTACTATTGATAGCAATCAAGTACCGCAATATCCATACATTTTAGGAGAGAACTTCTATTCTCTACCAGTTGATAGTAATTACAATTCTAATATCAATCAAGATGATATTCCTAAGAATTCTAGAAGATTCTATCAAGCAGGTATGCAGAGAAATGGCGAAGGTGTCATTGCTCAAATTGCAGAAGTAAAGCAAGGAAATGTAGAAGAAGTCAGCGTAGTAGATTCATCTACCAACTTCAGTATTAACTCACAAATTTATTTTGATAATAAAGGAACAGAAGGTTCTGAAGTAGAATCTATCGTAAACTCCGTGAAAGGTAAGAACGTTTCCTACTTAGAATGTAAAGAAGATAGAGTCGTAAAACTAACGACAATCCAAAGTGCATATCTATTTGCTGATGATACATTAAACCAACCCTCCTCAGGAGCATCTGGTTCTATTGTAGGTACAGTTAAGAACGATAACATTATTGTACTAAGAAATGTCAATGGTACTTTTGATGAAACGGGAACATTCTCTGCAACTATCAAAACGTTTACTATTCTTTTAGATCAAAGAAGTTCATATACCAAAGGCGCTACTCTAAGTTTGACTGACGGTGTTAATGCACCTGTAGCTAAAGGTGAAGTGTTAGAAGGAACTAACAGTCAAAACGTAGTTGAGATTAAAGTTACTGAGGGAACTTGGATTGTTAATGACGATTACTTCTTACAATCAGATGACCTATTCAATACTTCTGGTACAAAAGTTGTAAGACTAACATCTCTCAGTGATGGGTTAGAACCATTTGAAGTTAATCAAAGTGTTGCTCTAATTGAAACAGCACAACCTCATGGGTTAGGAATTGGAGATAAAGTAACAATTGACATCAATCCTAATGACGTAACCAAAACTAAGACCTATTATATAAGGAAGAGGTTGTATCAAGAAGCTATTCTTGTACCACCTAGTAATAAGTCTACAATTGACTTTACAGGTATTGGTCGTTATGAAATTCTTAATGGTGGAGCAGATTATACTGCTGGCACTTACACTAGTGTTGCTCTTACTAGCGGATCTGGCACTGGTGCCACTGCTACATTCACTGTATCTGACGCTGGCATAGTTTCTGGCATTCAAATTCAAGATGCTGGTAGTGGATATGCACAAGGAGATTATCTTAGTGTTGCAGATGAAGATCTGGTAAGATCTGGCGCATCACAATCTACTGCAAGATTTACAATCTATGTTGGACACATTGGTATTCCTGCTGGTGGTACAAAAGTTACAGTTAAAAGTTCATTTGGGTTCTCTGTTAATGATCTGGTTAAAGTTGGCGAGGAAATTTTAAAGATTGAAGGTATTAGTGGAAATAATCTAAATGTAACTAGAGGACAAGAAGGAACTGATGATGTTGATCACTTTGATGGACAGGAAGTAGAATTATATAAAGCACAATATAATTTTGCTGATAACTATCAGATCTTTACTGGTAATAATTCTGGATATATTCAATCTTATGATCCTGTAACTCATAAAATTAATATTGTATATGATTATGGAACTTTAAAGTCTACAGCTAATGAAGTAGTATTAAGTTCCAGTTTCTTTGATAGTAGCAATCCACAAAGACTGGTATCACTTAAGTCTGTAGAAAATATTGTTTATAATTTTGAGTTCTCAGAAGACAATAGTACATTTGTACCTAATCCAAATATTGATTTACAAGAATTCTACAAGTATAAGTTTGACACGTCTCATTCTAGTCTTATTGGGACTTACTTTGATATCAGTCCAAGTAATAACTACAATTTGATTACTGAGGAAAAAATAGAATCTACTATTCTTCCTGGTAATGCTGGTGCATTTACTGATGTTAAATTTGGATTTGGTTCTAGACTAACTGATAATAACTATCAGACAAAGAGAGGAACTGATTTTACTAACTTCTATTACTTTGACAAAAAGAATGTAGTTGATTCAGAAAACGCATTTTTCAAGATTATCACAGATCCTTTACAGGGAACTAAAATTCTTAATTATGTTACACCAAATCGTTTTGTTTATGATATTAACAGCATTCCTCTTTGGGATGGTTCTGGATCTATTTCTTATACCACTACTGGTCAGTTCGCTATCGGTAAAATTAATACCGCACAGATTATAAACCTAGGACTTAACTATAAGAAAGTACCTGTTATTATTGGTGTAGACCCAACTGCAAGTTATAGAGCAGAAGCTACAGTTAAATTTGATGTTGCAACAAAAACTATCACTGGTGTAGAGATTACCGAGAAAGGTTCTAATTATGTAAACCCAAAAGTCTTTATTACTAATGGTGATGGTTCTGATGCTAAGTTTAATGTTATTTCTAGAAATGGTGAAATTGCCTCTATTACAGTAGACAAAATTGGTAAAGGATATACATTTGCACCTGAAATCATTATTATTGAGGGTGATGTAGAAGCATATGCAGAGAGCACATCTATTGGTGTTCCTAAGAGTGTTAATATTACCAGAAACGGTGGAGCATTCCATCTAGACAAAACTGTATCTTCTACTTTCAGTTCAAACTACATTGTTGCTGTTAGAAACATCAATGGTAACTTTAGTATTGGTGAAACTGTAATTCAAAAAATTAATAATGTAGAAGTATTCAGAGCAACTGTTACAGAATGGAGATTTAGTTCTAACTTACTTAAACTTGCAAATGTACAAGGTATTATTCGTGAGAATATTTCTATTGAGTCTTTAAGATTCCCAATAGATGCAATTGTTAGTAAAGTATTTGTTTCTACCTTCCAAGAAAATATTTCTAGTTTCTATGACAACTTAGGATACTACACATCAGACAAAGGTAAGTTAGGTGTATCTAATCAGAAGATTCATGATAGTTCTTTCTATCAAGATTATTCTTATGTTGTTAAATCTAAGACATCTATTGAAGAATGGCGTGACCTTATTAAATCCACTACACACCCTGCAGGATTTAAGTTATTTGGACAAGTAGATGTAGAAGCTACTGCAAGTTCTGAGATGCCAGTTGAGATGCCAAAGGCATCACACTTTAGTGTTATTCAATTATGGGATCCAGCAAAGAATAAAATTACTGTTGAGAACACAAGTAGAATTGTTACTCAAACTGTACAAACAGTTGAGAATCAAAGAATTCGTAAAGCGGTTGGTACTGCTGCTCCAAGTGAATTTCTATTCAACGAAGTTCGTACATTTGAACTATCTCTTGCATCAGCATTTGATGGATACTTTGATACAGATGGTAGATTACAAGGAACTACACAGTTCCAAGTATTAGTTGGTGGCAATCCATTTACTCTATCATCAACATATGGTACTATTATCACTTTAGACGGTGTGATTCAAGAACCAGGTGTTGCATATACAATCTCTGGTGATCAGATTACATTCTCTACTCCACCTTTAGGAGATGGAGTTAAATTTGGTTCTGATTATAAAGGTGTTACTTTCTATGGTAAAGTATTCCAATTCAAGGATGCACAATACAATACTCGTTATCTCAAAAAGTTAAGAAACATTTTCCAACGTGGTGGCACATGGATTGATGCTGCAAATCAAATTGAGAGAAATGTTGACTTCATTATTAATGAAACTATTGGATATGGTAAATCAACTTATGGATCTTTAGATTGGGCGACTAAGCAAGATGACTATGAAAGAAACATACGAGCTATCTTAGATGCATATCAGCATGATTTAAGATTTGGTGGAAATGTAAAAACAATTGATTATTCTGCTATCTTTAATTCTGATGATGAATACCTTTATATTCAAAACAATAAAACAAAATCTATTGCTATTTTTGAATATGCAACTAGATTGGCAAAACTTGCTATCAGAAACTGGGATTGGATTGATGTAAACATCAGTTATGTCCAAGGGTCTACTACAATGACAGTTAGTAGCACTAAAAATCTTGCTATTGGTTTATTTGTAAGTTCTGGTAGAGCATTCCCTGTAGGAACAAAAATTCTATCTATTGACAGTGATACTCAGATTACATTAAACAATGCAGCACTAGCTAACTCTGGTGGAGGTGGTGGTGCTCCTAGTGGAACCACTTTACTAAGTGGCACAGCAACCACTGGATCTATTGCCACAAATACTGGTGCAGTTGCTCCTGGCAATACTTTTACTGTACCACCTGGCGTAACTGTCACAACACCTGTATCTTTCTCTGGCACTACACAAGCAGCATTCTCTTGGAGTGGTCAAAGCATTGGTATGTTCTATAAAGCAGGACAACTCATTGCACTCAACAGATCATATATCATATCAGAATCACTAACTTGGGCACAAGCACAATATCCTGCATTGAACTGGGGATCTATTGCTACTAAGTGTGGTAGAGACATCGGTCTTATTCTAGACGCATATGTCTACCATCTTAAATTTGGTGGAAATGAAAAAATTGTTGAGGCAGCACAGCTTTACTATCAGCAAAAGGATTATCCATATGGTGAAGAGTTATATTACATCTCTGGTCAATTAACTGAAACTATATCGACATTTGAATATACTAGAGATCTAGCAATTCAAGCAATGAGAAATCAATTGCCTGGTACAGATCCCAATGTATTGATCGACTCAATCTCTCCTGTATGTGCAGAAGTAGAAAGCACATTAAACACCTATCATGATATTGTTAATACTATCCTAACAGAAGGTAGAGGACTTGTAGAGAAAACAAAGCAAAATTCTAATAAGGCTGGTAACTGGACAAAAGATTTAAGTTACTCTAACTATAATATCCTTGGTGATCCTTTACTTCCTGTAGAAGAATGCACAATTGTAATTTCTGCAATGGATTCATTATTTGATAACTTAGATGATGTTATTAAAGAAGAATCTGTAACAAGATCACTTCCAGATTATATTGATGGTGAAAACAAAGAATTTGAATTGTATTGGGATGATAATACTCCTGTAAACACAGAAGAAGATGAAGATCTATTTGTTACTATTAATGCTATATTACAAAGACCTAAGTTTACTGATAACTATCCATTGCAGGATGCTTATTGGATTGATAGAACTGTAATTCCTAACAAAGTTAAATTTGACGTAGCTCCTATTTGGGACCAAGATCTAGGTGCAAAATCTATTGGTGAACCAACTGCTGTTGAAAAAGTAGTTGGTATTGGAGTTGGTAATTATAAGAGACTCACTATCGACTTTAATTTGGTAGACGGTATTAGAAATGGTCCCTTCTTAATTTTAGATGTAGAAGATTACACCGTACAGAGTATTGAATCTGAAGACAGCATGTATGTTTTCTTAGATGGTATTCTACAAGTAAAAGGAAAAGCATATACTGTATCTGGTCCTAATATTACATTTGCTAGTCCTATTAAGAAAGAACATAACGTTGATATCAGATATCTTTATGGTAGAGATGTTGGACAGGTTCTTAACATATATGATTTTGCTCCTGATACATATTTTGCACAAGGAACATTATCTTTCACAACTTCCACACCTATTCTAGATAACTTACTAGCATATGGTTGGATGGGTGATGCAATTGGAACACCTATTCATTGTTGGCAACAAAGAGCTAATGGAACATATAATGTTATTGGTGAACTTAAGAATCCAATCAAAACAGGCAACAATGTTACATTTGAACTTAAGTGTCAAAACCCTGTCATAGAAAGCGGTTTAGACTTTACCTTTACTGTTAAGGGATATTATGATCGAACATATGTCATTGCTGATGGAGACATTAGTAATCAAACACTAACCTTCAAGAAAGACGAAGCAAATAGAAAACTACTCAAAGATGATAACGGACAGTGGTCTGGAACATTCTATGGCAAAACATATAAAGCACCATTTGTATATCTTGCTAACAATGATAAGATCAGAGTAGAAGGTGAAGAGGGATTTAGAAATATTAAGAGACTTCCTACAGAAGCTACCAGTAAAGATGGTAGAAGTGGAGAAGCAACTACTGATGATATTTTTGGTACAGTCTCAATTGAGACTTATACTGGAATTACGAGAGGTGAAGGTTTATCTGTAGTAGCAACTATTGAAAATGGATCTGTAATATCTTTAACATGGAATCAACGCAGTTATGATCCACTCACACAACCAACTGCATATCAATATTATACACCACCAGTTCTTAAGTTTGAGTCACTGGATGGTAATGGTGGTGGTGCAAGAGCTAACGTTCTTGTAAGTAAAGGTCAGGTAATCAGTGTCGATCTAATCGATGGTGGTTCTGGTTATACTACCACACCTAAGGTTATTACAACCAGAAGATTTGATATTCTCAAAGAAAGAGACATTGGTGTTTCACTAATCAACATTGGTATTAACCCATATGTTGAAAGTGGTGGATTGACAGCTACATCTGTTATCAGTGAAATTGATGAGTCTGGTCTTTCTGCTATTACTGGTATTAGTTCTGTACAAGTAGAAGTTGCAGGTGATGCCGAGATTGTTATTGAAAGAGAATTTGATCTCAAGGAAGTTGAGGTATTCTCTATTGGTGGTGCTTTAGATCCAAAACGAGATTATATTGAATTCTTCTCAACAGAAGAAACATCAGCTGATGATGTTAAAGTCATAGATGTATATGCTGGTGGAACAGTAGTATCTGCAGAATTGCAGGATATTATAACTACAAATTCTATTTCAACTGTTTCTAAAGCAATTACTACTACAGTTCAAGTAGAAATTCCTAATAATGCAATCAGTAATACCAATTACTTTGAGAATGCTGCATACTTGAATGTTGATCTGGAAATTGGTGACAGTATTGTATACATTCCTGATACAACTAAGTTTGCTCCTAATGGCAAACTAATGATTGGTAATGAACTTGTATTCTATAATAGAAAAATCAATGATAGATTCTTACAAGTCATTAGAGGTTATGATAACACCACAGAACAATTCTGGGCTGCTGGTGCATATCTAAGACAGATTGAAGATATAGCAGTTGTATCTGCTGCTGTTGCTTCTATCCAATCTGAATCTGATGTTAGTATGGTGAGTGCATCATCTACTGCAGGTGGATTTGAAAGGAGAGTACAGAGACAGATTTCTCCTGCCTCTGTAATGTCAGTAACAAGAGAAGCTACTGAGGTTGTTATTACTCCTCCACCAGGTGGTGTAGTTGACAAATATCAAGAAACTGCATTCTTGACTAATCCAATTGCACAAAGAGTTGGTTCTGGTGTATTCCTTGTTTCCGCAGCAGACAAATATTATGTCACTCAAAGAAATGGAAATGAGCAACTAGTTAGAAACACACTCTTTACTACTGATAGTGGGTATATTGGAAACTATGCTATCACTAACGTTGGATATACTATCGGTCACTTTGATGGCATTTTTGATGATGGCATGGGAGTATCTGGTATGACTATTGAAGAAGTATCAAGGTTCTTTGGTGGTTTAACTCTTGATGATTTTACTAAGAGAAGAAAATCTCAGTATACATCTGCTGGTGATAAATTTAATCTTGCACCTCCTTCAATCCAACAACCAGTTACAACAACTACCACTGTTGGTACGATACCTACCAGCATTGCTGCGCTAAATACTGCATACTTTGATAATGCTGGTTACCTATTCACTTCGAGTGGATCAGTAATTCAATATGCATCTAAGACTGCTAATACCTTTGATGGATGCACTCTAATAAGAGGTAGTAACTCAATATCAAACGGGGATGAGTTGATTCCGTTCGCAATTACATAAATATTGCTATAAATATAAATAACTCAGGCACAAACACTACGTCGGAACAGAAAAACAATGGCTGCTATTATCTCTGATAAGTTTAGGATTTTCAATGCTAAACAATTTTTAGAATCGTTAACCGAAGGTCCTAACGATACCAGTGCGGAACGCTCTAGAATGTACTTCTTTGTGGGACGCCCACAACCATGGAAAGCATACGTAGAGGTTCACACACAAAATTCAACCGCGTTTGTAGTTGGTAACGAAGTGTATGTTGGAACGTATGGTTCCACCGCTTTCCGCGCCACAGTTGCTGCAGTTTATGATAGTGCCCTACTTCTTACCGACGTTTTTGGAAGTGCTGGCGTTAACTCTGCTCCCCCTCTTGGTTCTGCTTTAAAAGGTAGAAGTGGTGGTTCTGGCGGATCCGACACAGGTGCCACTGCAGTTTCTGGTGTATATCGCTACGCTACTGAAGATGTTCCACCCCTTCCTCTAGACAACCAAACAGAAAAGTATTCATTGTACGATGAAATGATCGCTGCAAAGCGTATCACAGATTCATTTGCTAGAACTGTTATTCGTCGTTACAACTGGGACTTGGTAGCTAACCCCAAGTTCGACATGTTTAAACCCGATTACTCTGCTACACCTGGTGGCGGTGGTCAAATCGGTAAGCAAGCTGCAACAGGTGCTGCAAGCATCGCAGATGCTAAGTTCTATGTAATGAACTCAACTTACGAAGTATTTAAGTGTCTTTACAATGGTGAAGATCCTTCTAACACAACTGGACAAAACGCAACTGAAGAACCATCTACTGCAGGTGGCAACTATGCTTCTGCTACTGGTCTCTATACTGAGACAACTGGTGCTGGTTACATTTGGAAGTATATGTACACCATTCCTACCGATGATGTTCTGAAGTTCCTTTCTTCTGACTTCATGCCAATCGTTCTTTCTAACAATGTTTCTAGACAAGCAGTTGCAGCTCTTGCTACTGCTGGTGCTATTGATGTTGCTTTAGTTGAAAACGCTGGTTCTGGTCTTCCTGCTTCCCAGACTCTCTACACCTCTATTAAGGGTGATGGATCTGGTGGTAAAGTTAAGTTTGTAACAAATGGTGCAGGTGCAATCACATCCGCTGAGATTGAAGCTCGTGGATCAGGTTACACTTATGCTAACGTTCTATTCACTAACGGCAACCTCTTCTCTAATGCTGGTTTATCATCTGCTGTAGCAACTGGTGCTTCTGCTGTTGGTGCTATTGAAGTTGTTCTTGCTCCCGCAGGTGGACATGGTTCTGATCATGAGACAGAACTCAATGGTAAGCGTGTTATGACAAACATCCGCCTTACTTACTCTGAAGGTCAAGGTGACTTCCCTGTAGATAACGACTTCCGTCGTATTGGTATTGTTGCTGATCCATATAACTATGGCACTACAACTTTTGCAACCGCTGATACTCTTTCTGGTCTAAAATCTATTAAGATTACTGGTGCTTCTGCAGACTATGCCGTTGACGAAAAAATTACTCAGACTGTAACTGGTGGTACAGCATATGGTACAGTTGTATCATGGACACTTGATAGTGGTTCTACAACTGCTGGTGTTCTGAAGTACATCCAAACTTCTGATGCACATACCGATCAAGGTATTGTACAAGCATTTGAATCTAATGGTTCTAATGCTGTTACTGGAGAGAGTTCTACTGCTTCTGGTAATGTAGATACTTCTTATGGTTCTACACTACTAGGTGTCACTTTTGCAAGTGGTCTAGCTAACCCAGAGATTGAAAATAACTCTGGTAACGTGATTTATGTTGAGAACAGAAGACTAATCACTCGTGCTCCTGACCAGATTGAAGACATCAAGTTAGTAATTGAGTTCTGATACTCTTTGGTTACTTCGCTAAATACTTCAACGAGAATACTAGTATTATTGGCGGAGTACGATGCCTCAAAAGACGAACCTTAATGTAAGTCCTTACTACGAAGACTTTGATGCGAACAAGAATTTCTATAAGATTCTTTTCCGTCCAGGTTATTCGATTCAAGGCAGAGAATTAACGCAGGTTCAATCTATTCTACAGAATCAGGTTGAAAGCTTTGGCAAGTATGCCTTTAAACAAGGTGAACTTGTCATACCTGGCGAAGTAGGTCTTAATACAAAATTAGATTACGTAAAATTATCGTCTGTTTCTGAGGTTGCGGTCTCGGAAGGAGACGATATTGTTTATAAGAAATATGATATTTCACAACTAATTGGTCAACAACTAATTGGTTTAACTTCTGGTGTTAAAGCTACTATTCTCGCAACAACTTTAGCAACAGAATCTTCCGCTGATACATTATATGTAAATTACATTAATAGTGGTAGTTCCAACACAGAGCCAACCTTCCGCCAAGGTGAAACTCTAGAAGTTGTTGATGGTGTTAACACACCGCTTCTAGTTGTTGGTACAGA